AATCTTTGATGGTGGTTGGCAGTCTAATACCACCAAAAGCCGTCTCAATGCTATGATCGATCGTTTCTGCAATGCTACCACTGATGGTGTCTTTCAGAAGGATTATTGCTGGTTCATTCGTGACAACAATGTGACCCGTGATTTCGACAATGGTTACATCTTCGCCTGATCTAATCATGGTCAGAACCAAGAAAGAATGGGCATCAATCTATGCCCGTTTTTATACCATCTTCGCTCTCCTAATTCTTCTCTGATGATGACTGAAACCAAGGACAACATTGTGGATCGTGATGAACTCCAAGCAAGTCTAATTAACCAGATCTTAGATGACATGGACATCAAAACTATGATGGCAATTCTTTATGATAACATGGATGAAAGTTATGATAAGTATAGCGTTGATGAACTGATTGAAGAGGTTCAGGAATACTATCCGCACCTGTTGGAATAGTTGCTTTTACCTCAAAAATAGGGTAAAATGAGTGTAAATCAATTAAAAAACGTTTAAAAAAATGTAATTGAGTGTTTTATCGTTATTGAGAAACATTCTCTGGATACTACCCAATAGTATGCTCAAACCCTCTCAAATGTGTTCCGTAGTTCGTGTTAAAGTCTTATGAAATGTGCCAGGGTCTTGTTGTCTTAGCGCGCACGCTATCGTGCCGCCGCCCAGTATAAACGACCCCGCCCAGATCTGTCAACCCTCAGAGCACCTCTGAGACACTTATAGGGCTGTCCACTATTCGTGCCAGAGCAGTCCTTTTCGTGTATTGTATAAGAGTCAAAGAAACGCAAAGCAATGCAAACCGCCACCGACAATCTGATGCAAATCGCTTCTGAGTTGAATGCTGCTGGAAAGCAGGTGAAAGTGACAGTGCTGAAACCACGCAAAGCACGCCGCTCTGAGTTGATCATGAGCAGCACAAAAGGTGTCCGCACTAACACTAACCGCCGCGGTCAAGCATACACTGGGCACGCCACTTATGCGACTCAGAGCACTGTTGAGGGTAATCGTTCTGCTTACTTCAAGACCACAGGTTGAGCGCTTATGAGCACTCTACCATGAGCAGTTCGTGATGTCAAGGGGGGCGCAGTTGTCCCCCCTACGAGTGCTCGAATGAGCAGGGTTTTATGGGGGTGTTTATGTAAGCGCGAAGCGCGTATCAAAAAACGCTAACTTCCCTAACCTACAACGAACCAAAAACGCGCTCGTTATTTACTTTCATTTAAAAAATTTTTGCCCCATGAAAACTCTGGCCAGGATCGTATTAGGACTCTTTGCGTTTAACTACACGCGCACTACATTTACTCCGAGGACCTCTAAGATTGGGAGACGGTCAAACTATGACCCCTCTGAGTATAGGATACCGAACAATGGAGGCTTGTAGACAAAAACTAAATATTGCAGTATGATGTTGAGGTAACCTTCACATAATTATGGCTAAAGGATTCAAAGTTATTCCCAAAGAGACTGAACAGAAAGAAGAGTGGGATTACGACGCGATCAAGGAACGAGTCAAAGGTAAGAGTATTGTATTCTGCCTACCTGGTCGTGGGTGTTCTTATATCTTTCTGAAAAATTTTGTACAACTTGCATTTGATCTTGTACAGAACGGCACACAGATTCAGATTTCTCAAGACTATAGTTCTATGGTTAACTTTGCACGATGCAAAGTACTCGGAGCGAATGTTCTGAGGGGACCGAAACAAATTCCTTGGGACGGTAAACTGAAGTATGACTATCAACTGTGGATTGATAGTGACATTGTGTTTGATACGAATAAGTTCTGGCAACTGATTGATCTTGCGATTCCTGCAGAGGGAGAGGAGAAAGAGATTGTTGCTGGATGGTATGCAACTGAGGATGGCCACACAACATCTGTTGCACACTGGTTGGATGAGGAAGACTTCGCAAAGAATGGTGGAGTGATGAATCATGAAACAGTGGAGAGTATCAGTCGGAAGAAGAAACCATTCACTGTAGACTACACAGGTTTTGGATGGGTACTGATCAAACACGGTGTCTTCGAACGATTGGAGTATCCATGGTTTGCACCGAAGATGCAGGTGTTCGAATCAGGGAATGTCCAGGATATGTGTGGTGAGGATGTGAGTTTCTGTCTCGATGCCAAGAAAGAAGGTATCGTGACGTGGTGTGATCCACGCATCAGAGTTGGTCACGAAAAGACGAGGGTGATCTGATGTCTGAGAAACGTTTCAAGTTGGTTTATGAAGGGCGGGATCTCTCGACCCTTCTGAGTGAGGAAGGAAAGTTTGAAGCAATGCAAAAACTTTCGATTTGGTTTGATGAGGGTCGTGAAGGTGCGATCGATCCTGATAAAGTAAAAGTCATTGATGTATTGGAGGAGAGTGAGTCCTGATGGCAAAGTCTAAAGTTGGTCTGAGTGGTGGAGTGTTTGTACAGTCTGCGCCGAAAAAAACTCGGCAAGGACACGGTAAACACACATTGTATAGCGCGACATCTCGCAACAAAGCGAAAAAACCCTATCGCGGTCAAGGTAAGTAATCATGGATGCAGCAGTTGAAGCCTGGAACACCATGGGGTGGTTTGAGGGTGTTTTGTTTACTGGATGGATTGTTGGTTTGTATTGGGCGAAGTTGAAATTGGATCAGCGTTTTTCTCGTCGAACGGTCTATCGAATCAAGATGGAAGATGATTAAATAGTAGAAGACATAAAACTTTATATGGCTTGTTTGATTGCAAATCTTCCTTCACAGGAAGTCTGGGTTCGTAAAGAATATTTGACGGATCATCAAAGCGGTCATGGAGAGTTCGTGAAGGGCGTCTGGGTATCGGTCAAATCGATTCCTGGGCGCGCTTTTTATTTTGAGACATACTTACCAGAGTATGCAGCAATGTACGATAAACTCCCCATCAGTGCGTTTGTGGCGGACCCTGAGACCCCTTCACCTGATATGAGTCTACCTAACCTACAATTCTGGAATTGTATGGATTACGGCGTCGTTTCAGTGGACAAGAAGTTCATCGGTAGTATGGACTTTGAGTGTTATACAAGAGATCATGGTAATGTCAAAGGTACATACATTTGTACGATAGATAATTATCATCATGATCCAGATTATGTGGACTGGGCTACGAGTGAAAATCCCGCAGAACACAAGTCACATAACCTGATTGAACTTGAGAATGGACAATACGCATTGTATCCAAACAATCGATTGCGTATCTATGATAACAGTTTGACACCTGAGACACCCAAGATGCCTGATTTCAAGGTATCGACTCAATATTATCAAGTTGAGAATGGATTTGATCGTCTCGGCATGGGTCGTGAGGATGAATATTTCTGGAAAACATCAAAAGAACGCCAAACGGAGGAAAAAAATGACACCGAACAATGATTTTCTTGACAATTTAGCGAATGATCAGTATCAAAAACTGATTCAAGAAGTGTATAATGATGACATGTTGAAGAAAACGACGAAAAATAAGAACAATAACGAACTTCTGGAACGAATTGAAGAGGATGATAGTTCAGAAGGTAAACAAGTGCTCTGATTTCTGACTAAATATAAAGAGGTTAGACCAGATTCGTATCCGTGGCAGGTATTTCAAGGACATTTAAAGACATTAGTTTGTCTTTTAAACGTCATCCAGTGACGAATGATATCATTTCGTTGAAAAATGAGGATGCAATTAAACGTTCGGTACAGAATATCGTCCTGACAATGGTTGGTGAGAAAGCATTTGTGCCATATTTTGGTACAAATGTAAATGACTCTTTGTTCAACTTGAATACTTCTGTTGAAGCTGTGGGTTTGAAAGAACAAATTACCACATCAATCAACAATTTTGAACCAAGAGTCAATAATCTGAACGTCACTGTCACGGTTGATGCTGATAGTAACGACATGTATGCAACAATTGAGTACGATATCATCGGTCTTCCTGTTCCTACTCAAGGAGTAGAGGTTCTTCTTTTCCCGGCTAGAGTATAATGGCTTTCGGTCAATACGTAAATTTAGATTTTGATCAGATCAAAGAGTCTATCAGAGACTATTTGAGGTCGAACACGACTTTTACTGATTATGATTTTGAAGGGTCTAACCTTTCGGTGTTGATTGATGCGTTGGCATATAACACATATATCACCGCCTACAACACAAACATGGCGGCGAACGAAAGTTTTCTTGATTCTGCGACGTTAAGAGAGAATGTTGTCTCTCTCGCACGTAATATTGGTTATGTTCCACGTTCTCGTCGTTCTGCAAGAGCAAGAATCTCGTTTAGTTTGAGTGGATTGACCGAAACTGTCACAGCCACGTTGAAAGCTGGTCTGGTTTGTAATGGTTCTGCAGCAAATACAAGTTATATTTTCTCTCTTCCCGAAGACATCACGGTAAATGTCGTCGATGGTGTCGCAAAATTCGAAAATATTGAAATTTATGAGGGATTATTCGTCACTCAGAACTTTACGACGGATTCTGCTCTCTATAATCAACGATATATTCTGAATAATTCCTTCATTGACACTGAAACTCTTCAAGTCAAGGTCAAAACTGACGAAAATGCGAATGTCGCAGTCACTTATCAGGGTATTGACAACATTATTGGTATCACTTCGACCTCTTCTTCGTACTTATTGCAAGAAATTGAAGATGAAAGGTACGAAGTTCTGTTTGGTGACGGAATTATTGGTAAAAAACTGTCAAATGGCAACTACGTTTCTGCAACTTACATCACGACATCAGGCCGTGAAGGAAATGGAGCGTCACAATTCAGTTTTATTGGTCGTTTAATCAATCAAGACGGTGGAAGTATTGATCCATCCGCAGTTTCTCTGGTTACGACGAACGAACCAGCGCGCGATGGAGACGATATTGAGTCAATTTCGTCAATTAAGTACTACGCACCAAGAATTTACTCGTCTCAGTACCGAG